GCTTGCGCTTTTTGAGCAGCTTGTGTCGCTTGAATAACAGAATCTGGAACTGGGGGCGCAACTTGCGGTTTTCCACCCGCAGCCGCGACGCCCGCAGTTGGGTCCATAGAAGCCACTTGGACAGGGGCGCTTGGTGCACCTGTCGGGGCCGCTGGCGCGTTCTGAGCCACAGCTGGTCCATTGCCCGCTTGAACTGGCGGAGTCCCACCTGGGGCCGCTGTCGGCGCAGCCGCAGGCCCCGCATCACTTCGAGGCCCAGCAGCACCGGGCGCAGGAGGATGCATAACCGGAGCCTGAATAAGCCCGCCACGCCCATCAGGGATAAGCGCAATTGGGCGCTTAATATCACCAATTTGCGACTCACCCCAATGAACGTTAGGCATATACTGCTGGTGTGTTGGATTACGTGGATCAATGAGAACTGCACCGTCCATGTATGGTACAGAGATAGGTTGGCCCTGAGCTATCGCAGCATCATAAGCAGCATTTCCAGTAGCTGTTCCACCAATGTAATTATTTCCAATCAATGTAGCCAATTGGTCATGATTGATATTTGTCTTTGGCCTAACAAGACTTGGGTCAATATAGATTTGACCAGTCGCCCCAGCTTGTGGCTGTTGTGTCTGGAATGGCATAGGCGTGCTGCCCTTAGCGGCAGCCGTCTGAATAGCCTGCACAGCCGGGGCTTGAGAAGCACCACCTTGAGAGCCATCAAAAGCTAAGGCAAAATTCTTTCCATACTGGCCAACAGTTGGGCCATATGGTGTGCCATCCGGCTTATGCGCAGTAGCATTCGTGTTGTTCATACCTCCTTCACCCGCAAACCAAGCGCGGGAAGCACCTTCAGGGCCATATTTCTGAGCGTATTCACCCATCTTTGTCTTATAGACAGCTTCCTGTGCTTCAGGGCTATTCAAAAAGTCAGCCGGGGCCATTGGCTTGCCAAGCACCTGCTGGGTCCACTCAGGCACATTTTTGCCCATGACCTGATATTTCCCATAAGCACGATCACCATCCCTGGTCTCAGGCCCAACAGCTTGGTAATTACCACTGCTTTCCTGCCCGGCGGTAACAGCCGCCATTTTAGAAAGTTGGCTGTCCTCCGGGGTATTTGTAGAGCCCGCCTCCGCCGGGCTGGATTGAAAAGGCGCTTGTGCAACCGGAGGTCCATTTGGCGGAAATGCCCCAGTCCCATTAAGTGTATCTGCCTTTGTATTAGCCTCATACATCTGAGAGGCACGTTCCTGCTTCCCAGCATTGTAATTCATGTTACCGCCCACAAGAGCACTAACCATATTGCTGAGCCCTTGAGTCCAGTGATGGACAGGCTGTTGCCTATCTCCATACATCAACGCCTTCGCATAATCCTGTGTGGATTTAATTTGCGAAGGAGTCGCATACTCCGATGGAGTTGAAAGAAAATTACTGTTGTCCGCCATTTTACATACCTGGAATTGGAGACATCAAGGCTTGTGTTACAGGGTCCATGGATACAGGAGACGCACCGCCAGTTGGAAAACCTTGTGTCATAGTTGGCGATGGAGACGGGATACCAGCACCTGGGGGGGCTACACCACCAGTATTTGGAACACCCATATTGGACGAAGACAAAGCAGCACCTACAGGCCCTGGAACTGGGGTTGTGGGAACCCCGCCACCAAGCCCACCAGCCATAGACGATGGATTAACCAGAGGCGTTGGCCCACTGGGGCCACCAACAGAAGACGGGCCTGTTGCACCAGGAACCATACTACCTGGAGACATAGCTGGGGGTGGGGGCGACAATGGTGATGTAGGCGCAACAGCGCCCTGCTTAGCCTGCTTTGCCTGATACGCTGCATTTCCATCCATGATTGCTTTCACCATGGCAGCTACCCCATTAGCTGGAGTATATGGTTGTGTATTCGGCTGCCCAGTGGTCGGCATATTCATGTTTGCATTTGGATTTGTATCTAGTGCCATATTTTATTCCTTTTTTATAGACCAACTAATGCAGCTTCGCCCAAGGCATCAACAGACGCCGGAACACCAGCGCTGGTTAGCGAAGAACCAAGCAAACTACTAAGCCCACCACTATTAGCCCATCCACCCAGGGCGGCTGAACCTACACCGAACAATCCAGACATCATAGCATTGTTCTGTTGCAATTGATCTTGATACGTCTGTTGCTGCGCTGTTTGAGCATTAGCTGTCGCACCAATCAAATTCGCAGGTTGAATGTTAAGCGCCGGGGTTTGAGTAAGATTTTGATTAACATTTGCTGGAGACGCAAAACCAGCTTCAGTCGTAGCCATTGTCAATGGCAACTCATAGCTAGAAGTCGCTTGCTGATACATCTGAGGTTCAATGCTGGCTTCAAAACCAGTAACTGTATTCCCCTGATTGTTCTGCAATGCTCGCATCGCATTATCATAACCCGGCTGTCCAGGCGCAAACCCTTCATTCTTAAGTTGAGTATCAAGTTGAGACGTTTGTTGACTAAAATAAGGATTAAGATAACTTACTTCTTGGTTCATGGCTTGACCAGTCAAACCAGAAGTAGCGTTCCCAATAGCAGTCGCAGGATCTGTAGCCCCATAATTAGCATTACTAAGAAGCGTACCTGCCTGATTTCCAGCTGTTTGCTGTGTTCCCTGTAAAGTGGTCAGCAGTTGCTGCTGTGCCGGGCTCAAATTCTCCGTAGAAGTATAAATTGGTGTGCCACTGGCAGAAGTACCTGTCTGACTATAGGTCAACGATCCATAGGGATTAAACTGATTGACCATGGAACCAGCCTGCGACTGCTGACCAGCAGTCGTATTCAAGCTTTGTTGATTAGCAGCTGTAACATTCGGATCTGTTACAGGAGGAGGGGTAGGAGACGATCCCATTATTGCGAACCTTTTAATGCTTTAACCATATTTGCAACTACTGGATTAGGTGCTGAAGAAGAAGGAGCTGTGCTATTTGAAATGTTAGGCATGGATGCATTGACACTCTGAATTTGTTGAGCCCCAAGCAATCCATTGTTCTGTTGCATCATGGATGATGTTGTTGGGCCGTTTAGGGGAAACATCATGCGACCTTTTCTGACTTCTCACCAGCCAAACGCAACATATCTTCTCTGAAAATTACAAAGCGGCAACCTGTGTGCCGTGCGCTATCTGTGGGGCCGTAAAATCTTTTTTGAACTCCTTCAAAACGGAAATGATATTTTTCCATTTTTTTAAGCAAAAAAGTAGGCCGCTTCGGGACAATAACAGTGCATCGTGCAAGTCGCAACTCATAAAGAGCTATCCTAGCTAAGTCACGAATAATCCCTCTAGTTACTGTATTCTTGCCATAGTAAGATAGTTCCGCATTCACGGTGTTGTAATTTGAAAATAAAGCAGCACCAACAAGCTGGTTATTCTCAATAATACCAATAGCCCTATCAACAAGGACTGGCACCCTATTGTGCTCGTGGAATGCCCACAAAGCAACATTTTCGTCTGAACCAATAAGTAAGCCACGCATTTACACAAAACCTCCCATTTCAATCATTGCATTAAAAGCATTAACCTGAAGAATGGTCGCGGAAGTATCAATACTTCCATCAAACTCAGCCTCGTCGAAGAATGAGAAATCAAAAAGTGCTTGTGTGCCAAAAGCAGTGCTGGTCGTAATGTTAACAGTAAGGTGCACAGCTAAAGCATGCCCCAGAGCCTCAGCACTTAACCAGTTCGTGGTTTGAACAACAGAGCCAAACCACGTTGAGACATCCCAAATGGCAGTATCCCACAAAGAACCGCTGTTCAAGATTTGGACAGGAGCAGTTTGTGTCTGAATGACGAAATCAGCATCAACAGCAATAAAAGGAGTAACAGTCTCAGCCGCTGTAAAAAATGGTTGAACCATCGTCATGCGTTTTAGACGACCAGGTGCATCAAAATAATTATAGGCACATTGCATGTCAGCAAGGATGGTAGCTCCGAAATCAGAGCTGCCAACAAAGCATTGATTTACGTCACCTTTATTTCCTCCGAAATAAAGGATGTTATTATAAACTTCAAAGCAATTAGCGTTCCATCCAGTGAATTGACACCATGCTCCGGTCAGGGCATTCATGACGAATTGAACTTGTGTAGTGTTCTCAACTTGGGGAACGTTTAAAATTCCCAACTGCTCAGGGGCAAAGCTGATTAATTGCCAACCAAAGAAATTCATTCCCTGTGTGGTTGCCTGCGCCATGGCATTTTGAATTCGAGCCGTAATGGCAACGCTTCTTTCAGCACTTGGATCATATGGCAATGCTTGAGATAAAGGAATTACCCCCTGTTGAGTAATCAGTCCGACATCTGATCCAATCTTAGTCGCACACCTAAGGCTAACAGGCGGGGCCATGTCAAAAGTGCCGACAAGCGTGAAGTTAGTAGCGTCAGTAGGATCAGTGCCACTGAAGATAGTGATTTGGCCACGATTTGAGATGAAGCACATGTAATCTTGTGGGCCATTACCACCATCAACCGTCCAGTCAGTCACAGCTACTAGGAAGCCACCCTTGGACCAATTGGCACCCATGTCAATCGTGCCCGCGATCGCCCCTGTAATGGCGTCGGTAGGCATAAATGCACACACGGTTGAACCACCACCAGAACCGTCGCCAAGAACATACCAAAGGCGACGTTTTTGAGCCCAGATGTTAGTAATAGCAGCCGTAGTTAAACTATTTGGAAGACCTGTAATAGCAGGTACCGTCCACGCAGTGCCATTGTACTGACGCAAAGTATCTGTACCATTGACACATTGGATTACTGTCGTACCAAGAGCTGGGGTGAAATTAACATATTGCCAGCGCGCGGAGTTCAAACCAGTAACATCAGATGTGGCTACTGCGGTTGTAGAAGCATCATAAATCACACTTCCAGCTGCTGCGAACATCTTCTCAGCACCTAATGCTCTGTACACCATCAAAGTTTCAACAGGGGTAGTATTACTTGGTAAAAATACCCATGGGAAATAACCTTCCCTCAATTCAACCCAACCAGGGCGTGGTATCCAGTTATTCAAAATAGGAGCACGCTTTGGGTCCATTGAAGCAAGAGGAGAGATAGCATCCCAACCATCAGTAGGCGCAGGAACGATTTTTGTCTGCACGTCTGGTGCAGGCATTGTCAGTTTATCTACTGATGTTGCTTTCCTCATTTATTATTTCTCAATAGATTAAGAAGTATAGGATCTATAGGTTTATTACTTAGATTCATTGAAAGGGTATTACCTACTGGGGTATATTGTGTTGT